CGAACGAAGAAAGGAACGATTACAATGAAGTTTATGAAGAACAAAGGCTACGAAGAAACCACCTTGCGCAAAGTCCGCAACGATGATAAAACCGTTCTCTACGGTGTAGTTGGAACGGTTGCTGATCTTATTAAGGTTGGCATTATTACTTGGTGTGTTGAAGATAAAGACCTTTGGCTGTTCTTGCCTGAAAGCAATATCCAAGACGGCCATTTTGGAAAGACCCGTGAAGAAGCGTGTGAAGTAATTAAGGAGGTTTAATCAATGCTCTATTTAGTAATGTGGAAATATGATGAAGGTATTTGGAAAACATACACAACTACGTCTTTGAAAAGCGCAATCCTTGTGTATGAGTTCAAACAAAACATCTATGACACAGTGGAGTTTTACCAGAAACAAGATAATTGCATGGAGTTAATTATTAGAGGCGGAAAGGTGGAATCCTAATGCGTTATCGGTTGATATATTCCAAGCATTACCTTACTCTTAGTTTATGGTCAAATGATTACAGTTGTATTCTTGAGAAATTCATCCGTTTCTATAATTGCGGCTATGATGTTGAAATTTGGGAATACAACGAACAAGGTTCACACCTGTTAGAAAGGAATTTACATGAAAACTAAGTGCTTTTTACTGACTGTCCACTTTGAGTATATTCCTAAGAGAACGTATGTTTTTTATACTCTGTTTGCGGCGCTGGAATGCGTGAACTATATCAAGCGCACTAAGCCAAGTCTCCGCATTAACCTCATACGAAAGGAGTTGACCAGAGAACAATGCGAAGTCGTTTTAAGCACCGGGCAACTACTCATCTGACACTATCCGTTCCGGCTGACCTCAAGGACACGCTTGAGGTCATAGCCGCCGAACGTGATATGAGTACCTCGGCTTATTGCCGTGAGCTTTTCCGAAAGGAGATAGCAAAGCATGAAGTTTTACCGAACAGCAGACCCGGCAACAGGGGAAGTGATTGACCCAAAAGAAACCCCGGAACTGTACACACTGGACGCAATCCGACACGCTGACGTGTGGACACCTGAAACAATCAAGCATGAATACCAGAGACTAAGAGCAATTGCCGTGAAGCGCTTAAAGCGCATGGAAGAAAGCGAAATCGGCAGAGCAAGCAAGACATACTATTATAATAAGGACAAGTATAAACCGGCGTCTGAACTGAAACCATACGAGCAGAAAATCCTATTGGCAGACCTTGCAAAGATGATGCAAGCCAAGACCGGCACACTCACAGGTATTAAACGTTATCGCAAAGAAGCAATCAAGACTTTCCATGAACATGGCTATGAATACGTCAACGAACAAAATTTCAATGATCTGGGCGAGTTCTTCCGGTACTGGAAAGCGTCTAATCTGCGTGGCTATGGTAGTATCGTAGCAATGGACGTATATGAGAAAATCAAACACTCAGAAGCATTTGAACGAGCAACGCAGAAAGTCAATAAATCAGCCGAAATTTTCCGGGCGTTTCAAGCGTGGCAAGCGGAGCGAGATGCACCATTTGAACGCAAGTCGAATGTTGTTGAACGCTCTTCTGGTGAGCTATTGCAAGCGTTAGATGAATTTCTATGGTAATCAAGCCGTCAGAATTTCCACTTGAATGGCTTGAGCAAGTACCGGAAGTAAAAAGGAAGAAAGGCAACCAACGCACAAAGAAGCGCCGGAAATATAAAGACCTTGTAACAGCGTTTGACATTGAGACAACCAGACTTGCAGATATTGAAAATTCTATTATGTATGTTTGGCAGTGGCAATTTGGAAACGCCTACACAGTTGTAGGGAGAACGTGGGATGAATTTACACAATTTCAAAAGAAGTTGCATAACATTCTTGATGATACTTTTCTGGTTGTTTTTGTTCACAATCTTTCCTATGAGTTCCAGTTTCTAAGAGGTATTTACCCATTTGAGCCGGAAGAAGTTTTCGCCGTCCGATCTCGCAAAGTCTTGAAATGTGATATGTATAACTGTTTTGAGTTTCGTTGCAGTTACCTGCATAGTAACATGAACTTAGATACCTATACAAAGAAAATGGGCGTACAGCACAAGAAGCTGACCGGCACATTTGACTATGACAAAGTACGCTATCCATGGACAGAACTGACCGAACAGGAATTAGCTTATTGCATACATGATGTGCAAGGCTTAACAGAAGCGATCCAGATTGAAATGGAGCATGACGGAGATAATTTATACACATTTCCGCTAACGTCAACTGGCTATGTTCGCCGTGATGCTAAGAAAGCAATGGCAGAAGTTTCTTACAATTTCGTTAAGGGACAGCTACCAGACTTTGAGACATACAAGATGCTTAGGGAAGCGTTCCGGGGAGGTAACACCCATGCAAACAGATACTATGCAAATTACACCTTGCACAATGTTCACAGCGCAGACCGATCCAGCAGTTACCCGGATGTAATGTGCAACTGTAAATTCCCGGTAAGCGAGTTTTACCGCCTGGGCGATGTGCCGATTGATGAAGTTATCAAGATGTTAGGCAAGCGTCAAAAAGCATGTATCATGCGTGTAGCAATCACCGGCGCACACCTGCAACGGGTTGATTGGGGTTGTCCCTATCTATCATTAGCCAAATGCAGACACGTTGAAAACGCACTGCTTGATAATGGTAGAATTATTTCCGCTGACTATCTGGAAACCACTATAACAGACATAGATCTGAAAATTTTGCTAAGCGAGTACGCATGGACGGATATGAAATTTTACGATGTAGCAACTGCCCGTTATGGCTACTTGCCGAAGCCACTAATAAAAACGATCTGCCAATACTACCACTACAAGACAGAGCTAAAGAACGTTGACGGGCAAGAACTGCTATACATGAAATCAAAGAACAAGCTCAACTCACTTTACGGAATGTGCGCACAAGACCCTGTAAAGCAGTCAATCCTATTTATAGATAATGACTTTAAAGAACAGAATGAGGACGAAGCAGGTTTACTGTTAGCATATAACCGAAAGGCGTTCCTTGCATATCAGTGGGGCGTGTGGGTGACAGCGTGGGCACGATATAGACTTGAGGAGGGTATCAGGCTTGCCCATGGCAATCCAGATGATCCCAATTCCCCGCAGTTTGTTTACTGCGATACCGACAGCGTGAAATACTTAGGGGAAATCAATCTGGATAAATTCAACCGGGAACGCATTAAAGACAGCCGAAACAGCGGAGCATACGCCACCGATCCGGCAGGGATCACACACTACATGGGCGTATACGAGCAGGAGCATGATATGTGCGAATTTCGGACAATGGGTGCAAAAAAGTATGTATACCGTGAAGCACCGGATAGCAAACTGATCTGTACCATTGCCGGAGTTTCGAAACAGAAAGGAGGTGAAGAACTTGAAGCGCACGGAGGAATTACAGCTTTCCACGAGGGATTTACCTTTACCGAAGCCGGAGGACTTGAAGCAATATATAATGACATTCCAACATATATTGCAACAGAGTATGAAGCAGAGGGACAGACCTGTAAAATTACAGCTAATGTCTGTCTACGGCCAAGTACTTATACATTAGGACTAACCGCCGATTACAAACGATTATTGACAGAAATAAGGTATGAATATGAGTGATAAAGAATTTATAAATTCTATCATTGAAATGTTTGATACTCATGAAGATAATGAATTTTATACGGATGACGAATTTTGTCAAGACGTTAGAATTCTAATTTTCAGATATCAGATAGCTAATGAACATAAAGAGGTATAAATATGAATGACCATGAATGTATGGAAGAAATGTTAATACTTTGGGAGCGATTGCATAGCACCCCTGTTGAAAATTCATTGGATGAATTTCTTGAAGAATTTGATAGAATTGTGAAATCATACATTATTTATTACAATCTGTAACCAACGGGAACACCGTGGTAAATAAATTTAAAGGAGAACAAAACTATGACTATCATTAAGACCAGCAAGGAACTGACCAAGCGTGAGAGCTACAAGCTGACCCTCGACCCGGCTATCAAGAAGATGAAAGATTTAATCGGCGTTCAGATTGACGTTATCGCCTACTGCATTTACAGTGACGTGAACAAGGACGGTAAGGAAGTCGAAGTGTTGTCTATCATGGACAAGGACGGCGGCGTGTGCGTAACCAACAGCGACACCTTTAAGCGTGATTTCCTGAACATCGCCGAACTGATGGACGGCGAGGATTACACTATTGAGGTTATCAGCGGCCAAAGCAAGGCTGGCCGGGAATTTATCACCTGTACTTTGGTGTAACCCATGAGCCGCATATATCTTGATAGCGGCTATTTAGATGTTCACGGATTGCTTGAGCGTGGCTTGCCCTTCAACTTTGCGGTTGGAGGGCGAGCCACCGGCAAAACTTACGGCAGTCTGTTAGAATCTATCCAAGTCCCAAGAACTTTCCTGCTGATCCGACGAACACAGGCACAGGCCGACATTATCACAAAACCGGAGTTTTCACCATTCAAGCGGATATGCGAGGATCAAAACCTCTTGATAACGTCCTCGCCGGTCACGAAGTACAACAGCGCCTTTTATTTTTATAAGGTAGACGAGGACGGCAAGCAGATACAGCAGGGTAAGCCGTTGGGATATTCAGCCGCTTTATCAACGTTTTCAAACATTCGAGGGTTTGACGCTTCTGACGTTGACCTGATGATTTTTGATGAATTCATACCGGAACGCCATGAGCGCCCAATTAAAAACGAGTTTGAAGCGCTAATGAACTGCTATGAAACCGTCAATAGAAACCGAGAACTTCAAGGAAAAAAGCCGGTACAGTTGCTATGCCTCGCCAACGCTAACGATGTAGCTAACCCGGTGTTTGTAGGTTTCAACCTTGTCAAGACGGCAAACGCTATGTTAGCCAAGGGCAAAGAAGTCTATCAAGACAACAAACGAGGTATATGTCTCTATATGCTTCAACACTCGCCAATTTCGGACGAAAAGCGGAACACCGTTCTTTACAAGGCTACGGAGGGCACACGCTTTTCTGAAATGGCACTGGAAAACAAATTTGCATTTAACGATTTCGGAAACATTCGGAGCAGACCTATAAAAGAATTTATCCCTATTTGCGCAATCTCTAAAATCTGCGTGTATCGGCACAAGTCAGATGGAACCTATTACGTTTCCTTGCACAAGTCCGGCAGTCCCCCATACTACACCGACAGCGAAGCGGATATACAGCGCTTCAAACGTATGTATGGCTGGCTATGGGATGCGTACATGAAAAATAAGGTAACTTTTGAAGAATATTTAGCGGAACACTACTTGACAAAGTATCTGAAATAAGCTACTCTTATATCAGAGTAAGGGTTGCATAAAGTCACGGCCGGAAGCTGATGCAAGCGGTTGACTACCGCAAGAAACCCTTACTCTAAATTATTATCCGGCAGAAAGGAAATGCAAATGGATGTCGCAACCGTAACACAGCTTGTCAGCAATCTGGGTTTCCCTATCGTCTGTGTAGGCGTTATGTTCTGGATGCAGAACAAGGAGAGGGAGAGCCATGCCGCAGAAAGTGAGCGCTGGACGGAAGTTGTCAAGGAAAACACCGAAGCACTGCGAGATTTGAAAGAGGTTGTATCACTTCTAAAGGAGCGTGTCGGCCATGTCAGCGAAGAAAGAGAATGAGGTTGCGGTTTCAATTCCTTTGGATGACATTGAAAAAATTGAAATCTATCTGAACAAACCAAACCACCGAACACGAAAGCGGAAATCCCTATCAGCCATTATCAGCGCAACCGGCGCAGACTATGCAATTAACGGCACCTTATATAATATGAGGAACGGCAACCCTGTTTGCCCTCTGCGCCGGAACGGTGTAACGCTGTACCATGGGAAAGACCTGTATCGTGGTTATCTCTGGGACAACTACAACGCAAACAGTTTTCATTTTGATTTAGTCCCCAATGAAGCGTGGGAAAATTTCATTGCTTGCAGTCATATCCTGATGGACGGGAAAGCAATCAAAAAGCCGATCTATAACGTTGCACAAGGCGGCAGGCGTGGAAGAACGGCTATCGGTACAAAGTACGTCAACGGGCAGAAGCGGCTATGCTTGTATGCGTCAAAGGACGGATCACGAGCACGGAAAACGCCGGAACAGCTTGCAAAGCTGCTTGAAAGCTACGGATGGCAAGATGCCGTTATGCTTGACTGCGGCGGCAGTTCTCAGGTATACCTTGACCACGAGCGGCGGCAGGTATGTTCAAGCCGCAACGTGGCACACGTCATTTTGATCTATTTAAAGAAAGGAAGAAAATAATATGGAAAACATGAAAGCAACTGAAATCATTAAGCAGGGCCTTGCACATGGCGAAAGCTATGATCTCATTAACGAGCGTCTGAAGCAGGCCGGGTTTGATTTCCACCTTGAGGGAAACCGCCCGGAGGGCTGGACGGAACAGGAAATGAAAGAGGGTTTCCAGCAGGGCGAGCCTGCCCCCGAAGTAAAGCGACTGCATGATTATATGCGGTTTAATAAGGAGAACGCCGGTAAAACGGTTCGGGTTGAAGTTCCGGAGGGGACTTATGATGTAACATGGAATGAGAACGGCAACCCTGTTTCCGCTGTAAGGGTGGTGAAATAATGTTTAAGCCTGACGAAATTCTAACCCTTGCAAAAGCCGGGTTTACCGCACAGCAGATTGCAGGTCTGTCCATGATTAACAATTCGCCCGTTCCTCAGCCTGCGCCCGTTCCTCAGCCTGCCCCTGTTCCTCAGCCTGCCCCTGTTCCTCAGCCTGCCCCTGTTCCTCAGCCTGCCCCTGTTCCTCAGCCTGCCCCTGTTCCTCAGCCTGCCCCTGTTGATCCCGTCCTTGCAGAGTTGCAGAAGCTGACCGGACTTGTGCAGGGGAGCAACATTATGAACGTGAATCAGCCCAAGGTGCAGACACCCGAAGAAATTCTGGCCGAGATCATCAACCCGGCCCCGAAAGGAGATAAATAACCATGGCAAATGTAAATGATATGACGGTATTTCAGGCCGGAACGATCTTGCAGAATATCGTCAAACAGGCAACCGGGCAGAGCGTGATTGCCGCCACCACGCCGGGCGAGTTCGTCAGCGTGGCGCAGACGGCGCTCAAGACCGGCTACGATCCTATTATCAACGCACTGTCGCAGATGTGGGGTAAAACCATTTTCAGCATTCGGCCCTATACCAGAAAGTTTTCCGGTTTGGAAATGTCTATGGAGCGGTGGGGTAACGCCGTCCGCAAGCTGTCCATTGCTGACAAGCCTATTGAGGATGATGCCCGTTTTACATGGCCTGCTGGCTATGATGCCACAAAAGCGCCGAACGCTATTGGCGACGGACAGAGCGTGGATATGTACGCACTGAATAAGCCTGACATTTTGCAGGTCAATTTCTACGGGCAGTCCGTGTATGAGAATAGCTACACGATTCACAAGGACAGCTATGATGTAGCATTCACCAGCGCCGAAGAATTCATGCGGTTCAATTCTCTCATTACCGGAAACCGTTCTGACAAGCTGGAACAGTACCGGGAAAATATCGCCCGTGGACTTCTGGCGAACTACATTGCGTCCATCCTTGCCGAGAAGCAGAATGCCCGAGTTGTTCACCTGCTATCTGAGTACAATACGGAGACGGGTTTAAAGTTGACTGCGCAGAGTGTTTATCAGCCTGCGAACTTCACCAGTTTTATGCAGTGGGTTTACGCACGGATTGCCACCATTTCCCGAATGATGACCGAGCGGAGTGAAATGTATCAGACGGTGGTCAACGAAAAGCACGTTATGCATCACACGCCTGCTAACAAGCAGAAGGTCTATCTGTACGCCAAGGCTATGGATCAGTTTGATGCTATGGTCAAGGCAAACAGCTACCATGACAACTATCTCAAGTACACGGACTATGAGGGCGTGAACTTCTGGCAGTCCATTGAAACGCCGGACAGTATCAATGTGACCCCCGTCTATACCGACACCACCGGCACGGCAAAGACCGGGGAAGCCGTGGAACAGGCAGGTATTTTCGGCGTTATCTTTGACGAGGATGCGCTGGGCTATGCACAGGTAAACAGCTGGGCCGCTGTCACGCCGTTCAACGCCAAAGGCGGCTATTGGAACACGTTCGATCATGTCAATTTCCGGGCTATTATGGATATGACGGAAAAGGGCGTTCTGCTGTTGCTGGATTAACACACGGAGGGGTGGGGCATTTTCCTCATGTCCTGCCCCTATTTTAAAGGAGGTCATATTATGCTTAGTGTAACGCTATACGAGTTCAAGAAGCGTGAAAACAGCACAAAAAGACCGGACAGCACCGTGACGCAAAGAACACACAACGCCGTCTTGAAAATGCCTACAAGCCTGCTAAGGCCGGAGATTACTTTTGACTTTGGCTTAAAGGGGAATCCCTCATATTATAATTATGCGTATATTTCCGATCTGGGAAACCGCTATTATTTTATAAGGGATTGGACGGTTGGAGATGGGCACTTGTGGACGGCGCACTTAGAGGTTGATGTTCTGGCGAGTTGGAAAAACAGTATCGGAAACAGTACGCAATATGTACAGCGCAGTTCAAAGACCTTTGACGGCGGCGTGATTGATGTTCTCTACCCAACTAAGCAACCGGCAAGCGTGAATGTCTATGAAAAAGCAACCCCGTGGAAAACTTCCCTCGAAACTGGAACTTATGTTTTAGGGATCGTAAACTCAGAAGATGGCGGCGTGGGAGCGGCACACTATTACGCACTGACACAGACGCAAATGAACAGCTTCCTATCTTATATGTTGGGAAATGTTGATTATCTGGGGAGCATTACGGAGATTTCAAGCGAACTTTTGAAAGTGCTTTTCAATCCTATGCAGTATATTGTGTCTTGCGTCTGGTATCCGTTCGTCGTTGAGGGAACCGCCGTTGAATCCATTCCTATGGGTTGGTGGTCAATTCCTGTCAGCGGTAAAAAAGTAGTTGCAACAATCCATTATGAAACGATTGACTTTGCAATTCCCAAACACCCACAAACTACCAGAGGGGCATATTTGAATCAAGCACCATATACACAGGTAAGCCTATTCTTCCCCGGTGTGGGGTGGATTGCCTTGAATCCGTCCCTGTTGACTGCAAGCACCCTGACCGCACAATGCGCTGTCGATATGGTTGCAAATCAGGCACGGCTGGCGCTTAGTTCCGGCGATGGCGTTTTCAGCCTGAATTTTGCGGAGTTGGGCGTTCCGATCCAGTTGGCGCAACTCGCAAGCAACACACTTCCGGCGATTGGTGAAGTTGCAAATTCTGTCGCAAGTCTCTTTTCCGGTAAGGGCAGTATTGCAAGCACGATCTTTTCCACCATTGGCTCCGCTACGGATATGGCTTTTCCTGATGTGTCAAAGATGAACACAAACGGATCAATTGTGTCCCTTGCATATTCCTGTAAGTTGCGCATGATCTTCTATCTGCTTGTGGACGAGGACAACGAGGACTTAGGCAGGCCCCTATGTCAGAAGAAATTACTTTCTTCAATTCCCGGCTATCAACTGATTGAAAACGCTGATCTTGCTATTGCCGGAACGAGCGAAGAAAACAGAATGGTAAAGGGATACCTTGAAGCCGGATATTTCTATGAGTAGGTGAGTGCTGATGCCGTGGATTACTGGAAACCGTTATCTGTCGATGGACGAAATGAAGAACAATGCAGACATTATGCACTATTTCTTCAAGTCTAACGGCTGGACGGATAACGCGATCTCAGCCATGTTTGGCAATATGCAGACAGAAAGCACACTGAATCCGGGAATATGGGAAAACCTTGAGCCATTTGTGGGCGGCTATGGGTTGGTACAGTGGACACCGTACACCAATTATTCCGAATGGGCCGGTACTAACTGGCAAGACAACGGGCAGAAAGAGATGGAGCGTATCATATACGAGTTGGAGAACCACTTGCAGTGGATCAGTACCAGCCTTTACCCTATGACGTTCCGGGAGTTCTCGCAATCTGATAAGCCGCCTGCCTATCTTGCGCAAGCGTTCCTGTATAACTATGAGCGCCCAACAGTGAAGCCGCAACCGGCACGGAGCAAGCAAGCGGAATACTGGTATCAGTACATTACAGGGCATGAGCCGCCGATCTCACAGCTACCGATCTGGCTACTATTTAAAATGAAAGAAAGGAGATGATTGTAATGATTGGTAACGGTATCCCGGCAAATTACGATTATATCAACGTGCAAAACGCCGCTGTAAGTCCGTCCACCGTCCATTGCAGAAACACAGCACTTTCACAATACTTCCGGCGCTACCTGCTTCAAAAGGCTATGTCGCTTTTCAAGTGGAAGTTGCCGGAGCATTGGAGCAAGAATTATTTCCTGTATGTGCTGTACTGCTGGGGCTATCTTGCAGTGGTCAACACTAACAGCTTTGGCGTTATTCCGCAGGGGTGCACACTGACCGGCTATAACGTGTTCTACCAGCCGACTAACGCAATTATCACGAATCCCCTGTTGCGTGGCATTATGGAACCGAGGATTGGAAGCCAATGTACAATTATCCGTTTACAGCCGGACTATGGTGGTATTATGGATATTGTGGGGTACTATGGCGATATGTTAGCGCTGTGTGCTGAATCTGTCGGAATGAACCTTATGAACACCCACCTTGCGTATGTGTTTGCGGCAGGTAACAAGACCGCCGCAGAGAGTTTCAAAAAGATGTATGACCGTGTAGCGTCCGGAGAAGTCTGCACGGTGATTGACAAGAACCTGTTTCGGGATGATGGCAGTAAGGCTTGGGAAGCGTTCGAACAGAACTTGAAGCAGGTGTATATCAGTTCTGACATTCTAAGCGATATGCGCAAGATTGAAGCAATGTTTGATACGGATATTGGCATTCCCAACGCCAACACGGACAAGCGTGAACGGCTGGTAACAGACGAAGTGAACGCCAATAACATCGAAACACAGAGCAAATGCGCTATGTGGCTTGAGGAATTGCAGGAGAGTATCAAGGCAACAAACGATATGTTTGGCTTAGATCTTTCTGTTGAGTGGCGTTTCCCTAACGCTTATGAAGGGAGTGTGAACAATGTCGGCAACGGTAAGCCTGTTGGGGCTGAAACGTCTGAATGACGGAATTCTGGGCGAGTTGGTTGTCCCTAATGGCGTGGACGTGGAGCTTGTCAAGGACAACCTGCTTGCGGAAACTGCGGAACTTGAAGTAGTCTATCCTGATGCTATTTTCATGCAGGCCATGATTGGCAGGTGGAGCGCTAAAGAGCTTCCGATCTGGGAACGGCTTTACAAAACAACACTGTTAGAGTATAATCCTATTGAAAACTATGACCGCATGGAAGAATGGACGGAAGCAGAGGACACGAAGAAAAACACGGAAGCCGATGCAACCGGAACCAGTAAGACGGATACGGACGGCACGAGCACCAGAGAGAGCAACACGGACGGCGTTATCAACGATCAGAAGTATGTGAGCGCCTACAATGAAACCGACTTCACACCCACGGAGCGAGACAACAACACGCAGAATGAAAAGAACAACAGCGAACAAAAGGACGTGGGGACGGTATCCGTTAAAACGTCTGCGGAGAATACCACGGACGAAACCGGAAACAGAAACCTATTGCGGAAAGGCCGTGCACATGGTAACATTGGCGTAACTACTTCACAACAGATGATTGAAGCGGAAAGAGAAGTTGCATTGTATAATATCATTGACGTGATTATCAACAGCTTTAAAAACCGCTTCTGTCTGCAAGTATATTAAGGGGGGTGTTGTAATGGGACTATTTGAGCAGTTTCCCTATGCGAATTTCCACGAGTTAAATCTTGACTGGATTTTACAGAAGATCAAAGAACTTGATGAAAAAGTGGACAGCATTGAGGACAGAATCCTAAAGGAAGCCAACGCATACACGGATCAACAGATTGCAATTCTGCGGCGTGACTTTGCGGAACTTGAAGCGGATTTCACGGCGTTCAAGTCTGACATTAACGCACAGTTTGCGGCTTACACCGCCAAACAGGACAAGGCTTTTGCTGACTATCAGAAACTTGTCAATGCACAGATTGCCCTGCTTGAGCAAGAAATCAGAGATGCACGAGCGGAACTTAAAACGATGTTGCGACAGGCCAATGCGTATACTGACGCAAGCATTGCTATGTTGCTGTTGCAGTTGCCGGACATTATCACTAAGAATATCAAAAATGCAAAGGTGTATAATCTGCTAACTGGTAAGTATGTGACCATTCAGGCCATGTTTGATTTCTTGTGCTTGTTCCATGCACCTGGGGCGCTTACTTGCACGGGTGTATTTGAACGAAAGAACACTTGCACCGAAATTCAGCAGTACAATAAGACCTGCAACGAGTTTATCACTGACGCACGTAATTTCATTGTACAACATTAAGGAGGTATAAAATATGTCTACTCAGACCCCTAATTTAAATCTTGACCTGCGTGAAGGCACTGACATTTTCAACCCCTTGAGCACCAACAGCAACTTTGAAACCCTTGACAGCGTGATTACCGAAATCCGCAAAAAGGGTGGTGTGCCCACCTATACCACTACGGCAAGCGCTAACCTGTTGAAGCTGTCGGAAAATCCTGTTCCCAATGAAACCCTGTTCAAGTTTGTGGCGGCTGGTGACGCTAACACTTGGAGTTATCAGGAGACTGTCAACAACATTGTAGCGTTGGACGGCAAGCAGAAAACTGTTAAGGCTGGCGAAATGTATGTTGCTTGGGTAAATGCGGCTAATGCTATGGTGGTTATCGCTTGGCCTGATGTGGTAGACGCTCAGACCTTTGACGGTAAAGGCCCTGCTGAATGGGCAAGCAAGGCACAGTTGGATGCAGTGAATCAAACTGCGGTTAATGCTACTACTACCGCCCAGGCGGCGGCTACTGTGGCGAATAATGCGCTGGATGTGGCAAATGCGGCGGGATTAAAAGTTGACCTGCTATGGCAAAACGATCAAAAAACTATTTCACAAACAGTTGTCACCATCAATAATTGGAAACAATACAAAATTATCGCCGTAAGATTCTGTGCTGAAAATAATGAAAACATCAATACAGGAAACTTCACGTTTGCCGTTCCGACAGAAGAACTTACAGGTATCAAGTTGATCACTTATGCGGCATTAGCTGATAATACCGTTGCACATCAATATCTCCCCACAAATTTCACTGCCAATGACGCTACTATCACAATTCCGACAATCACGAACGCTTTTGCAGTTCCTACAAGAATTTACGGCATTAAATAACCAAATGCGCCGCTGGCTTATGCTGGCGGCGCATTATTATCTTTGAGTATTATATATTCTAATATCCATCATAAGAAAATAATATACCTCCGC